CTCGGCCATGATTATTTCCTCATCTCTTCCGCAACCTTACGGGCATAGAGGTCCAGGGGGACTCCAAGCCGCTTGGCGATTTCGACCTGTGACTTCGTGAGCACGATTTTCTTGGGCGCTGTGCTACGAGTCGCCGGGGCGACAACGTTGGATTTCACACGCTGAGTTTTGGGCGCATCAGCGGGCTCCTCAGATCCAAACTGCTCTGGGAACCTTGTCCGCACATCAGTGTTGATCCGTCTCCAGTATTCGTCACTGCCGGGCGGTATTCCTTCTGCGACCAGATCGTCGTGCAGCCCCAAGGCGTATGCGGTCATACGCTTATTGGACCCAAACCACTGATTGTTTTCCCGCCATGCAAGTAGTTTGGGATCTGCCGCCGGTTCTGGTTCAGCCGGTTGAGGGATTTGTACCCCAAATTCTTTTTCCTGTAAAGGTTCAACTTGCAGATTCTGTAGTCGGTCCTGCTTGATCTTGGCCGTGGTCAGTTGATCCTGCCAGTACGCCATATCGTTGGCATTACCCGCCTCCAGAGCATCGCGCAATCGAGCCTTGTGGGTTTCAATTTCGTTTTCGACTTGCTTGAGCGCCTGTTCATGCAGGGCTTTCTTGCCCTCAGACAGCGAACCTTTGAGTTTCCGGTTCTCTTCGGCGACAGCCTGAGCAATTCGAATGGCCTCTTCGCGTTCGCGCAGGGCGGCTTCTTTGGCCCGGCGCTCTTCGTGATAACCCTTAGTGAAGTGCTGAATGCGCTTGCGCACACCCTCGTCGTACTTGTTGAGTTCGTCGTCGGTAAGTTCCTTGGGCGGCTCCTTCATGGGAGCGCGGCCACGGTCCTCTGCGGGGGTGTCGTCCACCACCTCAATCTCGGGTTTGGCCTCGATCTCGCCTTCTACTTCGAACTCAACGGCGTCGGCCTTAGCGGCTTCCGCCTTCTCGTCGGGAAACTTGAATTCGTCTTTATCAAGCGGCATGGTCTACTCCTTACGCACGGGAAATACCCCGGGGATCTTGGACCACGGCTTCCACGGAGTCATCGTTGATGATCCGAAACTCCTTGCCGTGGATCTTGATGCGCGTGCCCGTGTTGGGGCGCACCAGAACGAAATCTCCAACCTTGCACGAAGGGCCAGAGGGGAATCGCTTCTCGTCCTTGTAAGCGTCCGGCCCCATCTTGACGACGAACAGAACAGGTGAGAGCACTTCTTCAAAGTGCATCGTCTGACTGGCCTTGACCAGTCCACTGTCGTATTGCTCGTCAATCTCTGGGAGAACGCACAAGAGATGGAAGGTTGAAGGGTCCGGGATCTGGCGAGCCTTTTCCTCCGCTGTTTGGGGCAGCGTGGTTGCGGTTTCGCCGTCCTGGCTTACGAGAAGTTCACTCATCGTCGTCTTGCTCCATTCGTCGCACGAGGTCAGTTACGTAGGCATGTGCAACTGAGAGACCCCGGATCTCGCCGCACATGGATTTGTATTCCGCGTAGTCCCGCGCCGCCCCGTCCACGAGCGCCCGCGCGATCGTGTCGCGCTTTTCCTCGATATCCCGAGTAAGTACGTCAAACACTGTCGTTGCCATCAGGAATCCTTCTTCAGCGGAGTAAAGGTTACGGGGTCGTACCCGGCGTGCTTGGACCAGATCCGCACGTAGTTACACACCGGGCGGTCGGGACAAGACTCACACTTGTGGTTCTTGGTGCTGTTGTTGTCGCCGTGAGATCTGTAGGCGTAGAGCACTTCTGGCAGGCGCACGAACTTGTGGTGCTCAGCAATCTGGAGGAACAAGTCTCCGTCTTCGCAGCCCTGGGTCAACTTGTCGTTGTACCCAGCCACCGTCTGGTACGCGCTCATGCGGTACATGCCGAAGTGCCGCCACCCGTGATGCGCCAGATTGGGGTCCTCCTCGGGGTGGGCCCGGTACCCGGTCACCTTGCTCTTGGTGTTGATGTCGGCCATGTCGGAGTACGCCAGGGCCACGTCAGGACGGGCGGTGAACAGCCGCAGCATGTGCTCCACCGAGTACGGATAGAGCATGTCGTCAGCGTCGATGTGGCCCACAAACTCCCCGCTCAGGTGCTTCATGGCCGCCGCGCGGTTGCCTGGAGTCTTGAGGTTGCGCTCGTTCTGGACGACTTTGATCCGGCTGTCCCGGGCGCCGAGCACTTGGGCCAACTCCCAGGAGCCATCAGTGGAGCAGTCGTCGCTGATGACCATCTCCCAGTTCGTGTGGGTCTGAGCCAACACGCTGTCTATCGCAGCCTTGAGGTAGGCCACGTTGTTGTACGAGATCATCATCAGCGAAACGAGCGGTCCACTCACTCAGGCTTCTCCTTCTTGGGCTGGCTGGCCGTGTTCATCGCAGCCGTGGCTGCCTGGAAGGCCCGGATCTTGGCCTGCTGCTCAGCCGTCTGGGCGGCTTGGGCCATCTTCTGCTGGTGCGTCTGGGCGCTCTGCTGGAGGTTCTGGTTATGCGACTGCTGCCGCATCTGCATCTCCATCTGCTGCGCCATGGCCTTCAGCCGGGGATCTTCTCCGCTACGAGCCGCCGCTTCCTGGGCCTTGATCGCCAGTTCCTGCTGCTTGATCTGCAAGTCGCCCTGGACCTTCTCAGCCTTGGTCTGGGCTTCCTGGGCCTTGATCTGCAACTCGGCCTGCTGCATCTGGATCAGCGGATCCTGCTGCATCTCCTGGGCCTGCTGCTGCGCAGCCTGGGCCTTGTCCTTAGCCAGCAACTGCTGTGCAGCCTGGGCAATCAGACGTGACAGGTTGACCTCGACTTCCTCGGGCAACTGCTCGTTGGGCGGGGGCATCGGCACGCCCAGTTGTTCCTCGACCTTGGCGCGGTAGGCGAAGGCCAAGTGCTCCATGATGTGCGCCTGAATGGACGCCATCATCTGCTGAGCCATCGGGTTCTGGCCGATCTGCTGCGCCATCAGGGGGTCTTGCATCAGCGCCATGTGGGTGGCGATGTGGGCGTCGTGGTCTTGGTAGATGAACGCCTTGGTGGGCTTGCCGTTCATGAAGGCCATGTTCTCCGACAGCGGGTCGCGCGGGGTCATGTCGTCTTCGATCGGCACCAACTTCTCGGCGTTCTTCACGCCCAAGACCTCGATCATCTGCCGGTGCAACTGGGGCAGATCGTAGATCTGCGGAGCCTGCGCAGCCAACTGAATGACCGCTTGGTACTGCATGATCCGCTGCGCCATCGTGCTGCTGTTGGGATCCGACACGGGGATAACCTCCACCATGTCGTAATCTTCTTGCTTGGCGCGACGGGAGCCCTTCTCCGGCTCGTAGGAATACACCGACGGGGTGTAGTCCCGGATGATGGCCTTGAGGAGTTTGAACTCCTGCTTCATGGCAAAGTGCACACGTGCCTGCACCGCACTCATGGTCTTGAGTTGGCGCTCCAACAGAGCCAGCGTGGTGCCCACCGGGGCTTGGGCCGACATGTCGCTGACCTTCATGTCCGCGATGGAGCCCAGGCGACGGCCTTCGTCGGTGATCCGCTCAAGCAGGGCTGCCAGGACCTGTGACGGCTCCTTGTAGGGCAGCGGCATGATGTTGTCGCGCAAGGCGCCGGGCGGGATGTCCACGTCACGGAACTCGCCCGGGGCGATCGGGGTGTCATCTCCTTTGACTCGCAGACCGCGAGTCTTCATGCCCCCCGGCAGATTGCTGAGAGTACCGGCATCAACCAACTGCCGGATGATAGAAGTACCAGCACGAGCGTATCCACCAATAAGGTGTATGAAGCCGAAGCCATAGGCGCCAAACCCTGGGATGTAGGTGTACTGTACGAAGTGCTGACGCTTGAGTCTCTTCTCGTCGTCAGGTTGCCAGTTGCGCCGGATGGCGAGAACCTTGGACGTGCCCCGGTCGATCGTGATGATGTAGGGCAGCGCGATGCCGTCCTTGTCCTCGTACCCCGGCAGGTCGTAGTCGACCTGAATCTCTGCGACCTGATACCGATCGTCGTCTGTCAGGCTGTAGCCCTGGTCCTCGGCTTTCTTTTTCTCCACATCTGTGTGGATTTGAACCGGCTCGCCCAGGTCAATGTCGCGGTAGAACCCTTCGACTTGGAGTTTCCTGATGTCGTTCTTGGTCTTGCGCATGAGGTGCGTGACCCGCTGCGCTTCCATGGCGCTCGTGGCGCCGTAGGGAATGATCACGT